AAAAACGAAAGTACCGCCTGTTAATTCTGAAGCAACGTTCGCATCAATTGTTCTAGTAAGTACTATAGCTGTACTTGCATCTCCAACTGTAGTTACTGAATATATTCCGTTCTGTGCTCCAGTACTTTGATCCTTTACAAGTACTCTGATTCCAACAGTATCTAAAGCAACGCTGGTATCAAGAGTAACGGCTCCGTTTGATGTAGCTGTTAAAGTACCTGCACTATTATCGTAAGTGTAGCCTAGGTTGGCTGTAGTAGCAACTTTCACAGAATCTTTTATGTCTAAAGCTTGCTTTAATGCATCAACATATTCTTTTGTTACAAGAGTATTGGTATCAAAAGAGGATCTATCTTTATACCCTGAAGGAACTTTTACTACACCAGTTCCGTGTGGAGAAAGAGTAAGATTGTTATTGTTTCCAGTTGATACGGTAGTTCCCGTAAGGCTTATATTATTAGTTCCGAAAGCAAGACTATCTAGCCCAGCTACATCGGAAGTAGTAGCCCCCGGATTCATCGCTGTAGAGCCTAAAGTAGTAGCATTAACACTTACAGCCCCTGAAGAAACTGTAAAGTCTGTACCGTCAAAAGAGGCAACTCCCTTAGTGGTAGTAGTTGCATCTCTTGCACTAATAGTAAGGGTTTGACCACTTGCAACTGTATCAATAGGATCTGTTCCTGCAACAGTAAATGTTTGAATTAACTGAGATACTGCTGCAGTACCACTATCGCCACCAATATTTAGTACAGTTGTTACATCGCCCCAAGTAACTACTCCTGAACCATTTGTTAGAAGCGCTTGAGTATTAGTACCATCAGTTGTAGGAAACTTAAATGCACCAGCAAAGCTTACGGCTTTATTAAGTCGAATCTCTTCCGCTCCATTAGTAGTGTTAAGAGTAACATAATTATTAGACCCTTCAGCTATGGTAAAAGCATTTGACTCGGCGTCTTTTATTTTAAATTCAGTTGCTTGAGTGCTTAAATCAACTGTTGCAGCATCAATATCCAAATTAGCATTAGCAACTATATCCACATCTCCTGAAGCAGAAGTAATTGAATTAGCACCTATAGTAAGATTTGCTGTTTTAACTTGATCTACCTTACTATTAGCATCTACAAGAATTGCATTCCCTGCTGTAAGGGTTCCCGCTGTATGATCAAGCATATCGGTATATAATTTACCCCCGATTGCTATAACGGAAGAATCATCTGGGGCTCCTATCCATAGCTTATCACTATTATCAGAATAAGCTAGTTCTCCTTTTGCCAAAGAAGAGGGAGCCGCTGTAGATGTACTACGTTTTATTTGAATAGTTTGGGGCATTTTAAAACTCCTTTAGTAGCCTTAAAAGGCTCCTGCGTCCACTAAATCTGATGTTCCGCCAGCGCTTCCTACTATTATAGGTACCCACTCGAATACACCATTACTGGTTTCGCGGTATGCTTTTAGCTCATTGGTAGTAGTGTTGTACCAGAGATTTCCCTCATCAATAGTACCGCCCCCGGATGCTGCGGGGGTACCTGCTTGCCTATACATGGCTAAATCTGTTAACTGCCTTACGGCATCATATACGGTTGGTCCTGCTACTTGACCATATGACTGAAAATTTATTTGGGATGCAGATTGCCCTGCTGGTAGTGCAAAATTATTTACTACCAAGTCAGTTTGATCACCTTCTATATTAACTGTAATCGCATCTGCATTTTGTACTGAAATAGTATATACATTCTCTAAAACCGAAACTTGAGTTAAATTCTGTTCAGGCATTATGCGGCTCCGTTCGTTATTCCAGCATTAATATTTACTGTTCCTTCTATAAGACGCTTAACTATAGCATTATCTGCTGTATGAATTTCTAAATCATAGAAATATTGTCCAGCAGTAAGAGCCGCTGTAGTAGTTGCTATTAACTCCATTTTTACTGTGCCGTCCGTAGGAGTAGGAATAGTGCAACCAAAAGTTGCGGCAGTACCTGTTGCACTCTTACTAGTTTTCATGGCCGCACGCGCACTATAGCCTGTAAGATTTTTAATTACAGAGTTTTCCTTTACCACTAGGTCGATTGTGAAAGTCGATCCTTGGTCAATCACTAGGTCATAATTTGCTGCACTCATTATTTTTCTCCATGATGAAATTATAACAAACAGGAGGTTCGTAGTCAAGATTTATTTTTTATTAGGTGTTATGAAGGCTCAGTTGGCCAGGGTATTTTTGACTCGTCATCTACGCTGTTTGAGATATTACTCATTAAATCTCTTAGTTGTTGCCTGTATGTAACATACTCTGCTTTTTTAGAATCAGATAGTGGATTATCTCCTACTTGTGTCCAATCCGTACGATATAATTCACTGTCTCTTCTCAGTCTTGCGTCCGATAGTAATTCAGTTTGATCTAAAACCCAAGCCTCTGAATCTTTGTTCCATTTATAATAGGGAGTAGGACGAACTGTTCGTTTAGTCCAAGCGTTTCCTTTTCTCCAATATTTTGACGTAAAATCATCATGATATACCACTCCATCGAGTGCGGTTATCTCATCATTATTCATATAAATTATAGTGTACCCATCTTCTGTTACGGTACCATCGGGACGAGAATGTCCCTCATTATAAGACTCGAGGTGATTTATCTCCCCTGTCGAATTATTGACATAAACTAACCAAGAAACTAATACTGACATTTTAACCCTCCGGTTTCATTAATATAATTACCCCTCCTGGGGGCATACAAAATACTGCCCAGATCTGTCCGAACTGAGACGAAATCTGAAATTTAGTCATACAGGATACTCCAATTTTATTATTTGTATAATCCCACATCGAATATTGATAATAACTACCATTGTATCTCATAGGCAGAAAATGCATATAATAATTCGAAATAGAATTATTCCCTCCATTCCATATTTGTTCTACAGCCACAGTATTCTGCGGTTGTCCGCCATAGGATCTTAAATCCATCCAAGTATGCGAACTTGCACCAAAACCGGTGGGTGGCCCAAAATGAAGCCCACTAGCTCCACTTCCTATACCTGTAACAGACGTCAGTGTCAGAATTATGTTTCCATTCTTAGAGTATCTGCTAGAATAGTTTCGTTGACCAGAGCTATTCTGAACCTGAAGTCCTTTTGCATTTCCACTTGCCGCATCTTCTGTTCGATCTTTATTAAGTTTTGCTCTTATATAAGCCATATCGGAAGTACTACTAGCAAAATGATGCCATGTTGCATTCGTTTCAGTACCCGACCATCTTCCAAGAAGCCTATGCCCTTCAGGAATGGATGGTGTAACGGAGGAATTTCCTGTATTCGAACTGTTCTCAGAGGAAGGTTTATGGAAGAAAACCTCATCTTGCAGATTTACACCCGTTAAAGTGCCTCCCTGTGATATTGTGCCACTATCTACAACCGTTAAAGAACTTGCATATGTATTATCAATTTGTACATTTCCATTTGAATTGAAAACTTGTATTCCATAATCGGGCATTTTAATTTCTCATTATAAAGTATCTAATTGTTCTGCTAGCATTGGTTTCTGACAGTACAAAAAATCTAAACTGATTTGTGCCTCTGTTCGCCGTAGATATCTGTTGTGGAACAAAGCTCCAGCTTATGGGGTTTAAGGTAGCGGGGTCCCCCGCTACTATACATACTTGTATTTCATCAGTATTTGTAGCAGTCATTCCTGTTACAGTTACATAGGGAGAATACCCAAAATAATACGGCCGTGTGGCAGGACCTCCTAGCGTATAAGAGCTTACAGTAGCAGTATTTATCAGTACTATGCTTGTATTTTTATTTCCTGCGCTCAGAATTTTATTTCCGGAGGCATTATACCATTCGACTCCGTATGTCATTATAACTGTCCTATTCTAACTCTTAAAGTCCCCGAATTATCTTTTATGTCTATTCTATTATTAGCTCCATCAAAGAACATAGTACCATTACTAGAAGAGGTAGAAGAAATTTGTAGCTCCGATGCTCTAACTGAATTAGCTGCTATTTGGTCTGCTCCAATAGTATTTGTTTCTATATTTCCACCATCAATAGCTGTTACAGTTGAGCCATCTTTTGTAAAATTACCATTACTAAAAGTAACTACACCTGAGAAACTAGTATGCACACTTACTGTACCATAACTAACATATACAACAGAAGAACCTGCTGAGGCTTCTTGTCCATAAAACATTACAGAATAATAAGTATTTCCAGTAGAAGGATCCTGTACACTCATTCCATTTGTCCAAACATTATTCGTACCATTTGAACCAATTCCAGAACCACTGACTAATCCATTTGAAAAGGAATAAGTATTGCCACTTGGTGCTCCGGGTGCTCCTGAACTAGTTTTTGCGTAGAATAAGTGACCTTGAACAACTCTTAATCCGTTTGATCCTGTAGAACCAGATGGACCTGCGGGACCCCCAGGTCCTTGCGGTCCTTGGGCTCCTTGCGGTCCTTGGGCTCCAGTTGCTCCAGTTGCTCCTTGAGCTCCAGTAGCTCCAGTAGCTCCAGTAGCTCCTTGTGCTCCATCACTTCCATCAACCCCTTCTATTGACTTAGACAAAGACTGGCTTTTTTGTACATTTATTGCTGTTCCGTCTAAACGTTTGCCAATAAGAGTATAAGTTACTGAGGCTTGATTAGCTGACATACCAGAGTGGTTTGCTACTACAGCATAATTTCCACCATCACTAACTGCACCAGGACTTACAGAACTACCGCTAGTTGTTACTCTCCATTTACCGTTTGCTGTACCCACTCCATCATAATCTAACTGCTGAGATCCTTGATATAAGTGAATATTAGTACCAGAATTAGTATAAGTTACTGTACCAGTATTTGTAGTGGATAAAGTATGTGCTTCATTACTTAAAAATACTGTTAAAGCATCTCCACCTGGCTTTACTCCAAAAATTGTAAAAGTATCCGTTGCAACAACAGTTCCGCCTGTACCATCTTCTCTTACCTTTACATGTATAACATCGGGTAAGGTTGAAAAAGCAGTAGGGGGTGTATAAGAATAAGTACTGCCTGTAGTATTTTGTACAGTCGTTGTATCATTTAAAAATTCATAATAATATGTATGATTACCCGTATCTAAATTTTGAGCAGAAGCAGTTATTGTAAACGCTGAACTTGGAGTAGGAGTTGTACCATCATCTTTATATTCTATTGCTTGTGTGTTTGCCGTTAAAGATACTGCCAAAGCATCTGAACCAATTGAACCGTCTGCGCCCCTTAAGCTTTTAGTAAATCGTTGAGTTTTTACAAAAGTAGTTTCTTCACCATTATTATCTGTAACAACTATAGTTATTTCAATTCTTCCAACGTTTGCGGACATGCCAGTAATTGCAGGCAAAACATACTTATCACTAGTAGTAGAGGGAGTTCCTGCAGTAACATTATGTGCCTGAATTCCTGTTACTCTAAAACTAGGTACGGTGTAAGGAGAACTAGCATCATAATCTAGTTGTGTAGAACCTATAAAAACTTCTAAGTCTGTTCCGGTATTAGTAAAATCTAAACTATCATCACTATTAGTCGCAACAGTTGCGTTTAAATTACTTAACTCCATACTCAAGCCATCAATGTGACCTGTAGCAGAGCCATGGATACCATTACTTCCTTTTGTAGGATTATATAAAGAAAAGACATCTTTTAACTGTGTAGCAGCTCTTCCTGTAGACGGTCTACTAACTGCATAACGTATCCAATAGTATCTATCTGTAAGGCCAGAAGTAACTATCTGGTCAGTATAGGTATCGCTCTTAACCATTGCGATTTGTTTTGCACCAGTACCGTGAGTAAAAGACTGATTAGTATGTCTCCAAATCTCTACTGAATGAGTTGCTCTATTAAAGTTAGCGTGATTAGTCCAGTTTAAGACAACGCCACCTCGGTCTCCTGTAGTTGCCGACAGACCCGAAGGCCCGGGAGGAGTTGCAACCGGACCTACAGTAGCTTCGCTTCCTTCGTACTTTATCTGCCTGTTCGTTTCACTAATTATAAAAGCGGCATCATTATGCTCTTCAGCGCTAACTTGAACTAAGCACTCCTTATCCAGACTTAGATTTGAGATTCGGAACATTTTATCCGTCCAACCAAATCTTGGATAAGTAATCTTTATAATTTCTCCCGCTAAAAGAAGGAAGCCTTTAGGAGGCATTTTAAAATTAATACTTAAACCATAGCGTGAACGTTCCAAGTATTGTTTAGCATTAATTCGCCCATTAAAATAATTAGTAACATTTTTAGTTTTTATATCGCCTTTTTTAGGAATATTACGATCTTCTTTTAAATAAGTAGAATTAAAGAAAGTTATAGAACGATCTTCATATCGATTTTGAGGATCAGGAACATCAACAGTTACAGTATTATAGGTGCCTTTAATTCCTGCATCATCTACATTTATAGTACCTATAATATCTTCATCAGAAATTTTTGCAGGATAATATGTAGTAGATCCTATGGTTACTGAGTCATCTGTACCTGCTGCACCTGCTATTTCTAAAGAATATTTACCGGAAGAATAACGTAAAAGACCGTTAAATTGAGCCAGCATATCATTTATATTATTAAACACAGGAGCGGCTGTATCTATAACACAGTTAGTTTGGTGTCTAGTTACCTGTCTTTGATGCTGGGATTCCCATCCTAAATATTTCCAATATTTTACAAAGTCACAATCATAAAGAGAATAGCCGCTAAGATAACTTTGAGAATTGGTGTCATAAGTGCGAACAAGAGGATTGCCCTCAAAAGAAGCAGCAGAAGTATCAACATTAACATCTGTAGAAGTTCCTACTTTTCTCAGAGTTACAGTAGCTGAAGTTCCTGTGGGAGCGTCCGACAGAGTACCTGTTCCTGACTTAATATATACATTACTATCATGCCAGACTAAGTCTCCATCTGTATAAGTTTTCCAGTCAGTCCATTTATTGCCTAATTTTCCTACACAGTTAGTAAAAGTTATCTGTTTTTTACTATTTTTAGTTTCTACTGTTTTTACTTCTCCCTGCCAAAACTTAGTGCCTGTTGCAGGGAATTTATACTTATCTCCTACTGAAAAAGAAGCAGAAGAAGCAAATTGTACCGTGATTTCAGATCGAGTATCACAGTCTCGTCCTGCTTGAGAAAATCCCTCTAAGTCAATATCTCTATCAAGATCTAATCCTTTTCCATACCTTTTATCCATTATATAGTCTAGCAACTGCATGGCGGGATTAGTAGTTACCCTGTTATCGCCTGGGTTTACTATTTTAAAAGTATAAGTATTATCAGGAATATGATCCCCATCGAAGGACATATTGACTTTCGCTATCTTATCTCCTCCGTCATAGTCTATAATTTCTCTTGTTTGTACATACTCGGAGCCATCTGATTCTAACTTAGTAACAATTATAGTTTTACCATTGTAAGAATCGTCTGTACCGCTAGCACCACTATCTAAAGCAATAGCGTCTTTTGTAACTATTGTATCTATATTCGCAGAATTAAAGTTAGCGTTAGTATCATCTCCTACATTATCAATCGTACCCACAGTATTGTTATAATCATACATAAACTCATAGTAAGTTTGCCAGTCGAACTCTGGGCTATAACCAGTACTATTATAAGGATTGACATGAAGATCAGGAAAATGCTGCCATGCTTTTGCAGAAAGACCATTCTGATTTACGCTAATTTGTACGCCGCTACTAGTCCCTGATTGGTTGGAAGTAATTGTTTCCTCTAATTTTGCTGGGACGGTACCTGAGTGTGTTTCATTATCCCAAGTTTCAAGATAATATTTATCTGAGCCTTTTTGCATATAAAAAGCAGTAGTAGTCCCTAAACCAGGATTATTTTGAAACTGAATTCGTTCGAAGCTTTCACCGTCTTGCCCTAAAAAGGAAAAAATATCATTAATAACTACATTACTCGCTAGAGTAGAATTATCTGAAGTTTTCTTAATAGTGACTTCATCTCCGATTTCAAAATTACTAAGAGCCGAAGAAGTTCCAGACACGTCTCTTCCATATGCCCAATCATAATTATAACACTTAACTAATTTTCCTCGGACAACAAAATCTATCTCGGGAATTGTAGTCTCTCCCTCCCCAATAGTATAATGAGCAACCATATAAGCAGTATCTAATACTCTGTGATTGGTTCCCCAGTATTCTTGTTTTTTATCGAAGTAATCATTTTGTATTTTAAAAGAATTACTTTGTGCCTTGTCTACTAAAAGAGGATTAGCTGATTGTCCCCGCTTTCCAAGATGCATGGTAAATTTAGCATCAATAGGGTCAGTAATAACATGAGTTCTTTCATGACCAATACCTGATGCAGTAGCGACGCCCGTTTCTCCTGCGCTTTGATATTGAGCCGATAAAGCTTTTATTCTATCTTCAAATCTACTGAGTTCGACTGAACCTACTCCGGGCATCCATGATCTTGGAACAAAGTCGGTTAAAGTCTGGTTACTAGTGCTTGTAGTAGCAATAGACCCCATTACATCACCTCTATCCATCCTTCCTTTACAAAGAACTTCAATAGTATTTTCTTCAGTTTGTGCGCTACGAGTATCAAAATCGTTTTTATCTATACAAATAGAACTGGTGTCATCAATATACATATCATAGATACCACCAATCTCTCCTTCGCAAAGAGCATAGGCAACAAATACTTGCTTAGAGTCATTCTTATCTGTATCTACAAAGAAAGGTATGCTATCTATTTTTTGCACACCGTAAACTACAGGCAAATATTTAGAAGAAAGATTGAACCTTAAATCGGTTTCTCGATCTACTTCTTCTTCGTATTCTACTTGCTTATATTTACTATATCCATACCACTTCTTTTTCTTTACTAGTTTATACCTTGTTTCCATAACTTGATAAATTGCTACCAAGTTTACTGCTTGTTCAGCATGTAAGAAGCCTAAGTCATTAGCATATTCTTTTCGTATTAAAGCAGAGCGATCAGGTCTTGCGTTTCCATCCAAAGCTCTATGATGCTGGTCTGAAGTTAATCTTCCATTTACACTTTGAAAATCCCCCCAATGGCTTGTTATTCCCCATGAAATTTTAGACCCCTTCATAGGATCTTCAGTTAATTTAGAAGTGCCTATTATACCTTTAAAAATAAGAAAAGGTGCTCCAATTATTCCTCCAGTCTCAGGATTAATATGAGTCTTATAAATTTCAACATCCCTATTAATGTAGCCTGCATAGCTTCCAGATGTTTTAGGGTTTAATAATCCTATTATTTCTTCAGAATCGAAAGTAAAACTTCCTGTTCTACTAGTAGAATCCCCCGCGATAGTATCTGATGAACTAACAGCAGTTATGTTTGCTGTTCTATTATTATTAGTAAATGCATCTATTCTGACTCTTTTATTATTGTTTGCTCCGGCAGAGGCCACTAATTTTACAATATCACCTTCTTGAAAGCCGGAAGCCACTAAGTCAACATCCGTTGCTATAGTGGAAGAAGTTGTTGTAAAAGAAAAAGAGGCAGAGGTATATAAAGCATCCGCAGATAATGTTAAGTTAATATTATTAACTCGTGCTTCTATAGTTTCGCTGATTGATCCAACTTGAAGTACTTTATTAGCTAAATATGTTTGAGCTCCATTTGAAGAGCCTCCTGCATTTTTTGATCCATCGTCAAATACAATATCATGAGAGCCGTCAGTAATATAAGCATAGTCGTTTGCGTTTCGCGCACTAGTACCTGTGGACGTTTTTATAGCCTTTTCAAATTTTATTAGATGAGCATAGACAAAAGCATCATTTTCTAACAATGACTCTGTTATACCTGCGGGGAGAGTTCGTAATGTCATTATTGAACCTCGTCTAAATTCACCGAGAATTGGTACAGATTATTAGTATTTAAAGAATACTGTTGAATATCGTTACTAAGAATTACTTTAATTAAAGGATTCTTAAACACAAAGTCGTCGGCACTAGCTGTAGCTTTTTGAAGTCCGGGAGTAAAGTGGATTCTTGCTTGTGCAGTACCGGGCTGAGTTGCTGAAGTATTTAAACCATCTGAGTCATACCAGTCTGCATTTGTCTCCACTCTTGTTACTCTGTACGCTTTTAAATGATTAGAGCTTAGAGAACTTGTAATAGTAAACATATCCCCAGGCTTTGGGTATCCGTGCCCCGAAGGGTTATATCCTGTACGAGCCAAAGTTACAGAAGTCGCACCTGCAGCCGCGTTCGCAGTAGCTTCAAGATATGAGTTTGTATTTATATAACCGCTAAAGTTTGTGTCTCTAGGTAGCCTATATTGTGGTAATGATACATAGAAGGGATTAACACTTCCTCTTCTATGAATTAAAAAATTATAAACCGGTTCGAACTCATCACGAGTCATAGGATTATATGTAATATTTATTTTCCAAGAATGATAAGCAATTGCTCTAGAAATAAGACGCCCAGAATTAGTTCTACTCTTAGACACTCTATTCTCAGAGGATAAATTGACACTCGCAAATCCTGGTCCTGCTGTTCCAGAAGCCTGTCCTGCATCTCCTATTTGATTATTAGGATCTGGTAAAATATCCTGAAAACTAGTAAAAACTGCCATTAGTAACTCCTAACTCCTCCTGCGGAAGGAGTATAATTTGATGTATCTACCTCCTCCATAAAGGGCTTCCCGTAAGAGTTGGAGGCTTCTCTCAACATTCCAATAATATTTCCTCTTTGAGAAGTTAGTAGCTCCTCTACTCCTGTCGCATCTACAGTATTTATGTTGAAAGTAACATTTGAATTAGCCATTCCACCTACATCATCATTAGGCACTATTCGTCCTGGAACTTCAGGGACAAAAAGCTCGGGACCTTGCTCTCCAACTACATATCCTGCCGTACCGCCCTCTGCTCGATTCTTGTACCCTGAGAATGCTGGCTTAAATCCTTCTGCTCCTCCTAATCCGGACTGACCTCTTAAATATCCTAATTCTCCACTGGCTGACTTGGTTTTAGCTAAATCTACAGAGGATTGTCTTTTCCCCACACTAATTTTTGCTGGTTGAGAAACACTTGCTACACCGCCACCGCCTTGATAAGTAGTAGACTTAATCATAGCTAATTGTTTCAGACCCATTGCAACAACAAGTGCGGCTGCAGCAGCGCCAAGCGCAGGACCCACAATAGGAATCATCGCCATAGATTGGTAAGCATTCATTGCACCAGTTGGGATTGCTATAAGAGTTTGAGCAATCTTCATCTTTTTATCTAGTTCAAAAGCCTTTTTCTTTTCTGCTTCTTTCTTTTTCTCTAAGGCTTTTATTTTTGCTATACTTTGAGCTGATTTACCGTCTCGTTTCTTTTCGGCGGCTATTTCATTATCAATGCCTTTTATCCTCATATCTGAGGAGGCTTTGGACATGCTTGCAAAAGCACTTAAGGTAGAGCCTAAAGCGCCTAACCCTGCCATTATCTTTTCGGCTCCGGAAGCAGTTTTACTTCCCATTATATCTATAGCTTCTGACCATGCTGTAGACATCTGAGAAATTCCACCAAGAGTACTACTTAGCAGACCGCCCTCTGGGCCTAGTTTCTTCATATCCTCTGCTAAAGCGTTAAGATTCTGTCTAGCGGTAGATACTGTTACCATCGCTGCATTTGCCATAGCACTTGCTAACCGAGCTTCTAGTTCCTCTATTTGTTCTCTATTTTCGTCAGTTTTTGGTCCCAACTCAGCTATGGCGTTTTCTAATGATTCGACTTCTTCTCTAGCGGCTGCTCTTTCAGTCGCTGACTTACCCATTTGAGCTATACTAGCCCCGAGGAATCCTCCGGAAGCTTGACCAATAGCATCAAACTGTGCTTTTCTTTGAGATACTTCTAATGCTTTCTTTTGTACTTCTAATAACTCTACTTCATTTTCAATCTTCTTTCTGTCTACTTCATTTAGCTTTGTTTTAAGAGCTAATGCTTTTTCGTCTAACTGATTTTGTATTTCTTGAACGGCATTTCTTTCGTCCATTTTCTGCTTAGCCATACCTGAAAACATTACAGATTTTGCTTGTTCTAAAGTTAAAAGTCTTTGGTTTAATGCTAGCTTATTTAATTGGTCTAAAAATACATTTGCATCCACATCAGGTCCAAGAACCTCTTTAAACTTCGCTAGCATTTCATTTGCTTTAGCTGATTGTCCGAGTTTTTCAAAGCTGGAGGCTGATGCAGTAGCCTCTCTCTTTAAGTCGCTTAAATTCTTTATAGACGTTATTATATCTCCACCTGCAACAGATTCTGCAAGCGAGTTCTGAATTTCACTAGCTCCGTCAGTAAATGCTTCCATTGAAGCAATAGCATCCCGTGCCACGGCTTCATAATCTGCTAATTTCTGAGTGGCGCCAGGAGTAGCATTTTTAATAAGATCAAAATATTCTTGGCTAACTTTACCTGTGCCAACTAGTTCTTCTTGTAATAATTGAAGGGCCTTTTTCCTATCTTCTTGATTCATTACAAATTCAGTTGTTGTTTTCCTATTTTCACCGAATCCAGAAGTAACTTGAGTAGTTTGATTTATTTTATTTATTTTATCGGAAATACCTAAACTTCCTATAGCTCTTGCTATCTTTTCTCCTTTCTTGGCGGCATCGGTCTCATTTTCTATACCTTCAACAATACCATCAAGACTCTTTCTTGTTTCCTCCATACTTGTTTTAAAGTTATCATGAGCCTCTTGTGATCTAAGAATAGCTTGTCGCTGATCTTCCCATCCAGTAAGACTTTCCATTACACCGCCTAACAAACCATTTGGTCCAAGAGAGTCTGTAACTAAAGTTACTTCTTCTTCTAGACCTTTATAAGTTTCGGCCAAATCAGAAGCTGCTGCTCTTGATTCATCCATACCCTCAAAGCTTCCTGCTAAATCACTTCTAAACTTAACTAATCCGAAATCTTTTCCTGTGAAAGTGTTAACTGCGCGAATAAAACTATTGATCTTGGATATAATACCATTAAGAAGGTCATCCATGGATTGAAAAATGGCTCTAACCATGCCATTTATTCCTTTCTTAATGCCAACAACCATCGAATCCCAGCCATCAATTAAGAAGTCAACCGCTCCAAGCCACTTTTTAACTAACCAGTTTATTATCTTTGCCGAGATACTCATGGTTCCGTCTAAGAAACCTGCGATTGCTCTCATAGCACTTGCAGGAGCATTTACAAGAGACATAATTGCTTCTTTTATAAGAACAATAGTTCCTATAACTCCTGCAAATTTCATTGCAGCATTTATACCTTTACCCATAACTGCTGCAGCTTTTGCTGCAAACAAGAAGCCTCTAGTACCTAGAGCGCGTATTTGTACCATATAAGATTTGGTTGTAAGAGATATTTTCTTAAACTGCAAGCCCACTCTAGTAAAGAAACCAGTAGATCTTTGTTCCATTTGATCAAAGGATTGAGTCATGCTTCTAACTAGTGATATATTGACGCCTTTAAATGTGCGCTTTAAGATCTCACCATGTTGTTGATACTGAGCCTCGGCATCCTTTAACATCTTTCTTAACTGCCCTTTCTGTTGCGGAGTTAATTCATGGCCTTTAGCAACTTTCTGCAGTATCTTACTACTGGCTGCAATTTCGCCTTCTTTAATAATTTTTCTAGCGTTTGATTTTGCGTTTCTAGCTCCTGTTTCAGCTAACTTTTGGTTTGCTCGTTCTGTTTCTTCTCCAAAGGCTTTTACAGCATTTTTTGCTTTTTGAATTTTCTCTGCTGACTTATCCCCTATTTCATCAAGCTTTTCTTGCATAGAATCCAAAGGAAGAGCTGCCTTTGCAATAGATATCGCAACCATACCAAAAGCTGCTAAAGCTGCAGCACCACTACGGTTTATAATATTAGCTATGCCCTCAAATATAGGTAAAATATATTGAGTAGCATTTTTAATTAAGTCTTCTAAGGTTTTACTGAGTTTAACGAAAGGATTGGTAGCCCCTTCAACACCCCCGAATAAATCATTTAATTGTTTCTGTGTTTCAATTAAAACGGCTTGGCTTCTTTGAGTAGCAGTAAGTTCATCTCTATTTTTTCCAATTGCTCTCGCATAATCTTCCGTAGCCTTTTCTAGTCGTAAGGTAATACCTAATTCGTCTAAAAGTTCTGGTTCTGCTTTTGAAGCACCTCTAATCAGTCTATCGAAAGAGTCCTCAAAGTCTCTTCCTAAAGCTGTTGAAGCTTTTCTAGCTCCTTCTGCTAAATCATTAAGCTGTTTTGGAGAGAATCCTTTTGCCATACCAATAGCTGCCGCCTGGCTAGCTGCTTGGAATCCGAGCAGACCATCACTAGCCTCTCGCAACTCCTGGGTTACAACGCCTAGAGCAGTACCTGTATTCTGAGCAAAGTCGACTTGAGATTTTTCTAGAATTTTAACATCTGCGGCATTTTTCAAAAACTGATAAGCAGCAGAAAGGGCAAATATATTAGAAGCTAAAACCGCATACGCAGGCACAAGACCAGCTCCCACTGTCTGAGCTTGTTTTGCGAACGCTTTTGTGCTATTAGCAGTTAGTTGAGCCGCACCTTTTTCAAGTTTATTATGGCGATTACGGCTCCTACTTGCTCGTTCGGAGGATTGGGCTACGTTCTCTACTTCTTTTGCTGCTTTTTTTGCTTTTTTCGCAACAATATCTAAAGATCCGTCATCTCCGATTTTAAGAGTTAGCTTAACTTCATTTGCTGCCACTATTTTTTCTCTTTAGCTTATCATATTCTCTCTTTAAATGCTCTTGAGATTTTTTGATAGCTCTTGAGTCTAACCAAGATAATAATTCCATAAAAAATAACTTATCTTGAATATCAAACAATTCTATAAAATGATTTAAGTTTGTATAGTCCTTTCCTACATATCCAACATCTGGGTACATCCTATCCCCTAGCATATTGAAAGTATTTAAGGCATCTAATACTATTTCCGGAAAGTCCTCCCAGTCCGGAGGAATTTCTTCTTCTACAGGCTCTTTGCCTAGTTGATCCATCATCTCGAGGTATTTATCCCGAGTCATTCCTGTGTCATGATTCTGATGTAGCTTTTCCAGTCTTTTTAGGACTTGGGCTCTTTGGTCCTCCACGAAAGTTATCTAAATCAAAGACTACCTCGTTGAGCCACGTATCAAATTCACTAGAATTAGTAACTAAAACTTCTGCATTGTCCCCACTATATTCTATTTTTGCATCAGGATCTTGTCCTTCGCTATTAATTAGGATAAGGGTTTCTAAATGTGATACGGTTAACCCTCTCCAGTTTTTTACACTTGCTTGAGCGAATTCACTTACGAATTTATCCTCATCAATTTCTTCTGTCAGCTGTCGTGACTTTCTATCAAACTTTTGTGTAGTACATCTCTTTCTTAACGATGTTAATTCCTTTCGCGATAAGTTCGCTACTTCTACGGAGAACCCGTCTAGGCCGGGAAATTCCATCCATACGGATTTGGAATCGACCATTAGTTTCTTTAGCTCCATGAATGACCTCCTTAGTCAGTTTCATATTTAAGTATATTTGAAAGTGTAGAATTATCAGTAAGTCTCCACTCATAGCTTTGAATAAATACATTCTGAGTATTCATTCTATTAGTATAAGAACAAGTTGCAGGACCAAAAGAAAATCCTCTAAAGTTTGATCCTGATAAACCATTTCCTGCTTTAATTGTTAAACTAGCAGCAGTGTCCCATGTTTGCGCACTAGTTGAATTAGTGCTATGCAAATATTGAGAAATTGAACCAGAGAGTATTTTCTTTCCAATTACGAAAGACGAAGGGTACATTGAGGTGGAGGCCGAAGTAGCTGATAGCGCACCATTTATGGTCGTATATGGAGTCCATTGGACTTCATTTTGTAACTCCATTGTAGCGCTGACAATATCCGTTAGTGAAGAACCTGCAAGAGTAATCTCTACTTTTGGATTTATTGTATATGATTTTGTTGCAGCTCTATTTTGTAACGATCCAGTTAAAGTCGCATTTCTTGTCAACTTTGCAGCTTGCCCACTTATACCAATACTCAGGGGTTGTGATTTCTCAATTACAAACTCACCATTTGTTATTACACAAGTTTCAAGCTTAAAAGTATCTGTCTCTGTTTTTACAAAAAGATCAAAACTACTGCCATTAATTAAAAGTGTTTCTATTACTGTATAGTCGCTCTCTACTATAGCAGGAGTGTTAAAAGAAAAATTAGCTTGACCAGCACTATTTATTACGCTCCCTTCAAAAACATTAGACTGTGCATGTAATGTTTTTACTGGGTAACTTTCCTCACGAAAAGTTTGGTTAAAGCTAACATCGGCAATATCTATACTATAGCGATTGCCTCCGGTCACTATGAATAGTTGTGCTTCTCTTTTAAAGTTATAGGTAGCCATATTTTTACTCTACGAGAAGTCTTTTTCTCACTTTTAATCTACCGTACATTATAAAGCACAAGAGGACAAAAGTCAAGAATTATTTTTTATAGGTATAAGAAAAAAGGGGCCGAAGCCCCTTTTCCCTCGATTTTTATAAGATTATGAAACCTTATATGTTGCAGTTATTTCGTCTGCAGCATCGATAGTTGCTGGCAATGCCATAAAGTTAGTTTCTAGTGAAATTACATCTTCGATTGAATGAGTAGGCACCTCTATGTGACACTGTCCCATAGCAATCTCTAGTCTCTTGCCGGTAGTGGCTCCTCCAATCTTGAATACAAGATTGAATTTATTTGTAGTAACATTGGTAATTGCTCTTAAATCTTCGAAAAGATCCAAAGAAGCTCCAGTACTAGCACTATCCTTCACAAGATAACAAGTAAAAGACCCTGAAACAGTTCTTGTACCGGTTACATGTCCGATCGGTACGTTTACAGTTCCTAATTCTTCCGGAGTAATGTAAGTATTATTGTTAGTAATAGTTATATTGCCTCCAGTAAGAGTTAAGTCGTAAGAAGCATTCAGCTCATTAGACCCATCTCCATCGGGATCTCGTGCATCATTACTACCAATAGCAGCAGGTGCTGCTGTTAGTACTGTTAGTCGATTACGAATAAAGTTTGTAGTATCGAGTACGCCTTCCCTAATAACAGGAGTATGGCTAGCTCCACTTCCTGCCGTTGTTACTTTTAAGCAGTTAGAATCGTTGGTGTCTATCCATACATCTCCGACAGCAGAACCAGTACCACTTGTTATAGCGCTATCTGAAAAGCCAACACTAGCTGTATAATCAACTACTTCATTACAATTACCTGACCAGTTAATTGTTGCGATACCATCAATATCAAAATCAATAGACGCTTCATTTGCTGTAGCTCCTACCAATTTCATAACTCTAGAGGTATTACCTGACGCAGCCGGAGTACCTAATACAAAATAAATATTAAAAGTACCCAAAGTAGAACTATTGGATCCTGCAAAAGAAACTGCATTTTGTGCACCTGCAGGAACAGTAACCGCTACAGGAGTACTTGCTCCATTATCAAAAGCATGAATTGTACCTCCAGCAGTATTGTAGTCTTTAGCTCCTGCTAATGCCGCGAATAAAACTTCTTCTACTGCGTGCACTTCAGCTGCAGCATCTGCATCTCTATTAGTGCCTGCGTATCCATTACCCGCAGATATAAAAGGTCTTATATATGTGGAAAAAGACCATTCGCCAGGGGCTAGGGAGTCATTGAACGCACGACGACCCCTTCTACTAACTCCTGCGGAGCTTTCCATTTCCGCTAGAGTTATTTCAGAAGAGTTCGTAGCCTGAGAAAAGCTAAACCCGTCTAGTACAGGAACTTCCCACACAATACCGTCAAACTCAATCCACATCTTCGAGTCGCGGCTAAAATATAATGTTTGTGCCATAGTTTTCTCCTATGAAACTTGAAAAGACTTGGACGTGAACGTTTGTTCGTGCCAGTATTTTCTAATAACGAACCTCAATTAGGATCTCTCCCACACCATAAGGTTCGAGTACTCCCTCATCAGTATCAATACTAATGATGGAAATTTGTTGTAAGTTATATATCTGATTTTGCTTATCTGTGTACTGAAGTTGGCTGCTATTCTCAAGTACCGTTTCAATATCTTCCATTAAAGCATTTAATGCCATCTGAGCATCTTCTTCATTTACATAACATCTAAGAGTAACGGAAAGGAATCTATCTTTATAGCCCCCTCCTTGATACTCTCTTGTTTCAGATCCTGCGTTCAAATGAACTGCTGGAAAATCCTCTACTTCGTCCCAGAACATTAGTCGAGCAGAAACATTATTATTAAGGTCAGTCAAAAATTGACCCGCCCCATTTATCTTTTTTAACTCTGTGGCTAACGCTTCGATAATATTTGCGCGTTTAGATACATAATCTCTTGTTGCCACTATTCTCTCCTAGTATATATTCTTCCTAAGAAATATGTTGCCATTATTTCTCTAATAGATCGGTCTATTAGAGGCCTAGGGTCTCGTTCTATATCAGAAAATCTGGTTCCACTTGTGCTTTCAAATACTTGGTAAGGATTTTTCTGATAAGTATATCCTATACTTGGAAATCCTTGCTTTGTTTGAATCATATCTACAGCTCTGACACTTCCTGCGAACCTTCCTGATCTATTCTCTAATCTAGGAGCTCCCATATTAGTTGCCACGGTATCCGGTAATCGTGCATTTAGTACTGCTAGTATATTAGCCAAAGAAGCAGTACTTTGAGTAGCCCTAGTTTTACGAGGAGCTTTCACACTTTTCTGTTTAGTATGCTTTCTTACTCCCTTTGTTGCTTTTGCACCAGCATTACTTGATTTTGCCTCTCCTTTAGTTTTAAAACTTATCTTTCTTGGGTCAATTTTCTTATCTATTTTAATCTTTTTATTTTTATAAGTAATATTTAATACGGGCGCAATCGTTCTTGCTATAACCTTATCTCTTACTGAGGAAGAGCCTTCTAAATCTGTTAACGCTTGAGAGCCTATTTCATCAAAAAACTTACGAGTAATTCGTAGTATTTCTTTATCTCTAGCTGCCTCTGTACCCCTATTTTCATACTTATTCTGGTATACTATATAAGGAACATATTTTGCACTTAACCCAACTGTTTTAGTAACATTAGAATCATAATTAACAACTACAGTCTTAATTTCAGTCCCTATCTGAGGGTCAATGTCTCCTGTTTTTATAGCATTGTCAATATATCCAGCAAAATCTGAAGTTATCTGTGCCATAACTTCAGGATCATTAACTGCAGAGTCTAATTGTTTCAAACCTCCTTGTAGCGTAAGATTAGAAACAGCAGATCCTTTACCTCCTCCATGTCCTCTATCTACGGCAGCTTTAAGTCTTTTTAAATCTTCTTCTTTTCCGGTAACAACCGCATCAATAATCTTTCCTTTAAGACTTCTTAAAGAACCAAAACTTGCAACAATAAAACATTTTCCACCTTTAATTTTCTTCCATGTTTTAGGATCAGCATCTTTTATCTGTCGTCCAACCAAAGTGTTCTCTACATCTTTTCCGCCTTTGGTATGAAAATAGTTTCTAGCAACCCATAGACTTTGCCTTTTTGCTGCTAAGTCTCTTGCTATTTTTAAGTATCTAGCATCGTTACTAAACTTTAAAGATCCTTCTAACTTATCTCCATGCCTTGTATTTATTTCTCTTATAGCTTCTTTTATGAAGTTTAAGTTTTCTAAAAACAAAACTTGAGGCCTGCCTGATCTTTGTGCAGACCTTCTCATCTTCTTGACTTCCTCTGCGCTAATTGCGCTTAGAAGTTTATCAGATAACTTTTTTCTAACATTCTGTCTTGACATTATACCTGTTTATACATATCTAGGACTCTTTTAATATGATCGGGTAGTCCAATGTTATTTTTATCCGAAGTAGTTCCGGGATTTTGTAAAGAAGCACCTCCTAAAGTTCTTCTTTCTTTGTGTTCTTTTTTAAAGTAGTAGGTTATTAAATCTACAACGGCCAAAGACAGATCTCCCGGAAGATCCGAGTATCCTGCTTTATAAACTACTTGAACTGAGCCTACTCCTTTTGGCCAATTTTTATAACCACTTGCAGTAGTTCTAAGTATTGCATCAGTATCAGTATCTACAAAGTATTCTTGAGATGCTGTTGAAAGAGCTGTGTACGAACTACTGTAAGAAGACCGCTCTGATACACTGACAATACTTACGATAGGAGTCTCATCTAGATGAACTATATGAGTATCCCAATCGATAGTGAAAGTTTCTGTTTTATTTGCTGAAACAAAATCAACAAAAGAATTACCACAATAGGTTTTTACAAATTGACTTATAGAAGGTATAAGCGTCTGGAACTTTAAATCGTTCGTAGTCGAATCTATTCCTTCGAATTCCTTATATTTTGCAAGCGATATTAAGTCAGCCATAATAAGTCAATTAGTAAAAACCTAGGGGAGCGAACTCCCCCGGCTTTTAACTCTAGCTATTTAAAGCTATTAAGCAACGTTAGTAATCTTGATTGAAGGCTTGTCTCCGCCAGAGGCAGCAACCAACTCTTCGAAACCAAGTGATTGAGAAGCTACGAGAACCTTACGCTGGTTACGTACTTCGTAGTCTTGCTCAACCGTAACACCTCTTAATCGAGGAATTACATAGTTACGAGTGTTTACAGCAAAGGCAGCTTCGTTACCGGCTGTCATAGCCATTTCTTCGGAAGCAACTACGGCAGAGCCGTAAACCGCTCCGAGAGTACCAGTTACTCGTACTGCTAGATCACTACCGACTTCATCCAAAGTCTGGAAGGAAGCGTCATCAAGCAAATCGTAGTAACCTTGTTGGCTTACAACGTATACAACATCAGAAGGATTCATACCATATTTACCCATTCCTTGTCGTAAGTCAAGCAAGTTAGCTGAAGTCAGCTTATTGGTGTGAGGGGAAGAACCGTTACCGCTAAGATCATAATCGAAAGCGGCGCTGTCTGCTTCGCCAGCAAGACCAGCAATAGTACCGTTACCATTAAGGACTACATCCTCAACAGCACGTGCGTGGGCTCGTGCGATAGCATCGACAAGCATAGGCATCAAGTTAACAAGAACTTGCTCCTCAGTGTTGTTATCAATTGCAGTAATAGAAATCAAACGATAAGCGTTGAGGATCTTCTGAGCAGAGGCAAAGTTGTTACCACTTCCGCCCTTGTTCTGCAAGCTAATGTCTGCACCAGTTGAGGTCCACTCCGCCTTATCTGAATCAGGCTGAATAGGCATTACTGTTGCACCACCATTTACAGGAATTTCACGGAACAAACGAGCAACTTTAAGCTCATTCATAATTTCTTTCTCGATTGAGTTAGAAACTTCTACGTCGATACCTGCGGTTGAGGTTGCTGTGTAAGTAATACCGGCTTTTTCAAAGATAGACTTAGAATAGTCAGTTTCCCAACCTTTACCAGTAACAACACCAAGAACGTGTCCATACATGAAGTCCTGAGCAAAGGCAGAAATACCTTTCTCTTCAGCAGCACGATCAGCAAACACACGCTTAGACTCGCGCATCTTCGTGATTTCGTCGTTCTTTTCCTCAAGTTCTTTCTTGTACTGAGCCACAACTTCTGCAAGATCAGCATCTTTCTGCTGCATCTTCTCTTCTACATCAGCAATGAGCTTCTCAGTACCAGTTTCAACAGCAGTTACAACTGCTTTCTGAACTTCTTCTTCTTGCTGAGCTTTTACCTCAGCCTCTTGCTGAGCTTTTACCTCAGCCTCTTGCGCTGCTTTTTCTTCTGCAGCTTTAGTTTCGGCTTGCTTCATTGCAAGTTTAGCAGCAGTTTCCTCTGCTACCTTCTTAGCAAGTGCTTCCAAGTCGACTTCGGGAGTTTTTACATCTTCCGACATTTTGGTCTCCTTTTGGACTTTTTTAGTCCCATCCGGTGCGTCACTAGCTATGCTTGAAGATATATCTCCATTCTTAGCCAGAGACTGACCGGCTAGTTCGACACTATTAGTGAAAGTTTTTTTGAACTCTTCATACTCTGTCATAGAGTCAAAAGACTTCGCCAGAGAAAAAGTAGCTGCTTGATTGCAGGGTACGGAAACTACCGACACTTCAAACAATTCAGCGTCCTTTATCTTATATCCATCGGTTTCCTCTATATAATCAGCATCCTTGACTCGGAAACCAACAGAAAAGGCTCCAAGGACACCGTCCTTAACTAAATCTACCACGTCTTTAGCGGCTTTACTAATTTTTGCTTCAAGCTGTAAGCCCTGATCAGTAACTTTTAGTCCGGTTGCTCGACCTATAGGTCTATTATAATCATGATTGAAAAGAATTATGGGATTATTCTCAAAATTCTTCAAACCATTTCCTTTAGTCCATGCATCAGGCATGATCGTATCACCGGCCCTATCAAAATCTGAAGTGCTCGCCATCCCTCGAATCATTGCACTACCATCTTCTAAAGCTGAACTTTTAAAGGTTGAAGTTAGATTAAAGATTTTATTCATTTAAACTATCCTGTAGCAGTAGATTTTTTAGATAAGGACTCTAAAGGATCTTCTGCTCTTGCATCCTCTTCCAAGGAAGGGAAGGCGTCTGGACGAAATGTTTCTAAGTAGGCAAGTAAGCCTTCATACGTCCCAAAAAACTTTTGAATAAGTGCATACCGAACAGGAGCTCCTGTATGTGCACTATAAGTCACTTTGTTAAGCAGCTCTCCTTCTTCTTTAAGAAAATCTGCAATTTGATTTGCTATGGACTGCTTTTGTCGCAGCCTAATCTTCATCGGCATTTTGTTCCTCCGGGCGTCCGCCCTCATCTGGGTTTACTGCGCTACCTGCGATGTTTGCAGGTACTCTTATATCATCATGTCCCTCTGCGACTTCGAAGCCCATGTGATCTCGGGCTTCATTAGGGGAAATAATTCCTCCGTTTACAAGAGCAGTATAGTATGCCGCAGCATCTCTAAGCTCAGGTTGTAAAGCAGGAACATCGCTTATGTCCTCTCTAAGATCGAATCCAAAGAACCTTTCAAAACCATAATTTACCTTCTTAACTATTGGAAGTATAGTTTCCAAATAATACATTCTCATGTTAGGACGAATATTAGCATTGTTGCCAGAGTCTAACATTATAGGAGGAATTCCCAGAGCTTTTAAAATAATTTTTTCATTTTCTTGAATTGCATCTTGAAAATCTAAGTCTCTAAAATTAGTGTTAGAGATTTGGTCTATTTCTATTCCTCCATCTAGTATTAAAGGCCTTCTTCCTCCGGAGTCAGGTCTGTAACGAGTTGTCCAGGATTGTATCATTCTCTCCTTTATTTTTTCGCTTAATGTATTAGGACTTTTAAGTACTAATCCTGGAACTGCTCCATTCTTAAAAAAGTTATCCTGAAACTTTCTCATGTTCTTCATAAGAACCATGGTTCTAAGTGCAGGCTTTAATCGTGAAACTCCTCTATAGATTGAATAAAAAGAATTATCTTTTATGTGTATTATTTCGCTAGTCTTATAATCAATCGCGTCATTATAAGAGAAGTGATCTATATAAGTGCTTTCGCTAGAATGAATTTTAATCTTTGTGGCGGGTAAATGATATAAATGAACTCCATCAAAATAAACAAAAATGTTTCCGTCTAAAATGAAATCTGTAATTAAGTTTCTTTTGAATGTACTAATATCCTGAAAAGGATTAGGTTCTTTATTCAAAAGAAGATCAACTCTACTTCTTTTCAGACCTTTTACAACATTCTGTATTCCTTGTATTTGAGGGCCAACTACCGAAGATATCTCTGCGGTATCGTCTACAATTAAATTTACGCCCCTATTTACAATTTCTAAATCTTCGTAGGCTTGTTCGTAAGAGAACGTATCCTCTCTAGAAGATACGATTTTATGGTCGTAGTATGGTTGTGCAGGATTTAACTTTTCCTCCACATCAGCCTGTCTGCCAAAAAATCTATCATACCATGCCATGTTTTTCTCTTTGAATCTCTACCCAGTTTTCCTGCTTTGTTGCTGTTCCTAAGCCAGGGTTTCTGCCGTATACTTTATGTAGCAACAAGTGATGTTCATGACATAGGGTTACTGTATGCTCGTATAATTCCGCCCAGTGATCCTGAATAAAATCTTCCCGAAAAGATAAAATATGTTCGGGAAGTAACTTGTTCTTTTTAACATAAGCATGTACTAAAGGGCTTAAAGTATAATAGTGGTGAAAATCTAATTTTTCTTGAGAGCCACAAATATAACACTCAGTCCCTTTTTCATATTTATTTTTTGCTTTATCTCTTATGTATTTTACGATGTCTCGTTTCAAATCCATTTTTTAATACCGAAATTATATTAAAGTTAAGGTACAATGTCAATAACTATTTTTGAGCAGGTATCGTTAAAACCCACTGTTACTAGTCTCAAAGGAATATAATGCGTAGCGGAGTGCATCCGCCATATGAGACGCCCTGTTGTGTTTTGGCTTTTCTCTAGCTAAATTGGGATTAGCATCCCACTGGTACTGATCTAAACATTGCAAAGTTTCTGAGCAAGATTGATCTACCTGTAGCTTATCGTTATCAACTATAGCTGCTACATGAGCAATACCATCTAATACTGACTTTTTAGCGTTTATGGTTGATATATCATAATTTTGCGCAAAGTCAAATCTAGTTTGCTGTGCAGCTGAATCAATATAGATATAGTCAATATCCCATTTATCTACTAAGTCTTGTATTCTATTCGCATGTTGCTCAGTTGTTTTTTCTGCATCTAAGTATTCATCTAGTAAGTAATACTTTTCTTCGTCCCAATCATACCCAATTACACAGAAAGCAGTAGGATCTCTATATCCTACGTCTAGTCCTGCAAATACATCCATGTTTTTTGTTTCCATACCATCTGCATTAAATATACATTCCTGATGGTTAAAATTCCAAATTTGCCCCTCATAAATATTAAAGTCTGCCTCGTACTCTTGTCTAAACTCTGCTTCAGACATTGTTCTTCTTGCTTCTTGTATGTCTAAATCAGAAATACGAGGATTATCTCTATAAGTTGCTTTAATGGATGCCCACTCTGAATAATCGTCTTGAAAACCTCTGTCAAAAAATTCTGAAAACCAATTATTCCTTCCTCTGGGAGTAGAAATAAAGATTGCTTTAGAATTATCCTTATCTAGGGTTGGACGAAGAGCTACATTAAAAGCATCTCTTCCATCAGCCAAAGCAGCCTCATCAAAAATGATAAGATCATAACTACGCCCAACACAAGAATCAACTTGATTAACTGAGCCCATTCTTATAGTGGATGCATTTGATAGTTCTATTACTTTGTCTTTTGCGTTATCCCTAGTTACTTCTAGGTCAAAGTGTTTAATTAGATTTCTTTGTAAATCAAAAGAAATTTGAGATAATGCATAATTAGGAGACATTATAAGTATATTGGAATTAGGCACAAGGGACACCAACTGCCCAATTATATTGGCAATGTAAGTTTTGCCCTGCCTTCTAGAAAGTGCGGCACATATAAAACGATACTTAGGATTATTAACTGCATTTATAATCCCCATCTGAGAGGCTAAAGGAGTTATGCCCAAAAGCTCCATGTAGGGTTCTACAGGGAGCTTTAAAAATTTATCTTCAGATGTGTAGTCAAAAATATAGTCGGACACTATATCTCTGCGACTGATTTCTACTGCCATTAGTCTTGTTCCATTGATCTCGTTTTACTGTACTTTCTGCAAAGTTCCCACTCCGTGAGCCGTGAGTCTTCTTCTTCTACGTCTATTTTTCCGGGCCGCTTTATAACTCTTTTAATCTCTTCTATTAACGTCGTTATACTCGTTACTTCCTTGACATCCACGCTGATACTCCCATGTAAGCTCCTACAACGCCAGCTTGCGCAATGTAGAATAGTCCTAATAAGTCTGCTAGTGCAGACACCCTTCCTTCAGAAACACTAGGAGTAAATAGTATTCCAGTAAAAACTATCATAGTTCCTAATGCTACCCAAGCCATTTTCTTTTGTGCTTCACTTTTTTCTTCGCGAAGCTCAAGTTCCATCATATCTTGAGATCTTTTTATCTCTTCATCTGTTACAGTACCGTCACCATCTAGGTCGAACTGATTGTACTCTGAACCTTTTTGTAGACTTTTAGTCAAAGTGGTCTCCATTTACTTCCATGGCAGTAAAGTTAATCCAAATGTACTTAGGATTATTTCTAAGAATATTAAGAACATACCGCCTCCTACTATTTGCCAAGTCCACCATTTCCAGCCTTCTAAACCATCTGCCCAGTGTCTGAAGCTGCTGTCCCTTGCTTTGTCATAGGCTCCGCTCTTCTCACCTATTTTACTTGCCCAATAATTTGGGTCAACCCAGTCTTTTAATTTTAGCAAAATGATCTCCATTTATCTCATTTCGAGGTATAGAAACAGCCCCATTCCCACAAGAAGAAACACTCCTGCAGCTATCAAAAGTATTGATAAAGCTTGCTTTAACTCTGCTGCTCTTGCGGCTTTTCGTCTTGAAGCCGTTGCAGCAGCTTTTTTAGCGTTAGCTACTGATTTGGCTTGAATCTTTTTCATGTCCTCATAAGTTTTCATTTCTCCAGCAATCAAAAAGAGATCTTTAAGTTGTCTTTCGTGCTCTCTTTGTTGCCTTTTAGCAAAAGCTAAATCCATAGATTCTTTTGCCGAAAGAGATCTTTTACCGGAAGCAACTTGACCTTCAATAGTAGCTATCCCTTCTGCTGCACTATTTACTCTCTGAAAAACTTTTGATAAACTTTGAACATTCCCTTTCGTCTCTCGAATGGTATTTATCGCACCATTTACAGCGTTAAGAGCTCCTATTACGGCACTCACTTCTGCAATCATTACCACTTCACCTTATCTGCCCAGTATGCCGCGGACATCTTTCCCTTTGCTATGTTCTTGGCATGTCGAGCCTTAAAGGAGGCCCGCTTCTTTTTCATGGCCGTGCTCTCGCCTTTCTTAGGCTTTCCAGCCGTTTTTGCTCCTTGTTGTCCAAATCGAATGGTCTTAACTTTAGTACCAACTTTTGCAACAACTATATGAGACTTCTTCGGGTGACTTGGTGTTCGTTTAGGTTTATTATAACCAGAAACCCCTGCTCTTTTTAATCGTGAATCTTTCTTACCTCTTCTTCTTACTGCCACGCTTTTTTCTCTTCACAAAGGTGCGGACGTTAGTCGGCTTCCCGCCTGGATTACCCGCTGCTCTTTTTCTTCGAATAGCGGATTTTCTCTGTTTTTCGGTAAGACGGGCGGCTTTAGAAGCGGGAAGACACTTTGGATAACTTTTCTTACCTGATTTAGTTCTTCCACATTTTTCAAAACCGCCGCCCTTTTTGGGTCGAGAAATATCAACCCAATTCTCTCCAAACCACTTTGTCAAACCTCCACGAGGCTTCGGCATTATTTTCTCCCTCAGCGCTTATACTTCTTGCCCTTTTTCTTCTTACCTTTTTTAGCGGGGCGTCCTCGTTTCTTTCCGTAAGTTCCTTTACCTGCTGGCATAGTTTTATCCCATGCGGTATTTACCGCCTTTGGCTTTATAAGTTTTTACAAGCCACCCATTTGCATAAGCAGAAGGATAAACAGCAAATTTTCGTTTTGCTTGAGCCTTCACTCGTGCGTAAAGTTTTTTATTAGTAGGAATAGGCTTCTTTTTCTTAGAAGTCTTCTTTCGTCGTCGAACAGCCATTTAAGCGTCCGCAGAGAATAGATCCTTGTCTTTAGGTTTAGAAGGCTCTTTTTGGGCTCCACCTTGGTAGGTTTGCGCCTCTGCTTTAGTGGGGAAGCCCTGTACTTCGCCTTCCTTAACACCGTACCATACACCTCTTTTTTCGTATACGTCGCTCATAGCTTACTCCTCGCAATCGCAGTCGTGACAAACTTCGTTTATACATTTGTCGCACTCTTTGCCACAGTGACAATCGTGGCCGCATCTATGACATTTTAAGTCCATTTTTATCTCCTAATCCCAAAACTTACTGTTCTTGGGAAGTCTTCGTGGTATACAATATGCACTGATGTTTAGCTGCCTATCTACCCACCTTCTATTGTCAGGAAATGTGGATCCGTGCTCAATCCAATGTGCAAATTGATTACAGCGATGTACATTCCTGAAATAAAACTCATCATCTAATTTATTACCCTCAACGGTTGTGATTAGCACAAACGCCATTATTAGTTCATTCAATTAAGTTCCTAATTCAGAGGATTAGCTACTTCGTCCAAAGCCTCCCAAATATCGTTAACTTCCCTGTCTAAGGTTTTGAACTTTGGATCAAAAGTTTTCAAAAAACTATCAAAGTCTTCTACTTGCTTGACTACTAGCTTAGCCTCCTGCACGGTCGTTCTCATAGACTCTACGTCTTTTTCTGCTTGAACGACTCTTTCTTTAATTAAAAGCAATTCTTTTTGTTGATCAATAATAGTAGTTAAATTAACTCCTAGCTCTGTTAGCTTACCTTGTAACTCACTAATATTTTGGTCCTCTAGCTCTTGTTTAATTAACTCTACCTGTTCGTGTAATTCAGTGGTATCAGGAATGTCGTATGCTTCGACTGCCTCTAATCTGCTGTACAGCTCGCTTGCTGTCCAAATAGCTCCTGAAATAGTAGTTACGAAGCCAAAAACTACAGCTAAGTAGATTCCTTTAAACTTAACTCCACCAACATTTATTTCAGTATCTTCTAATGACATTATTCACAATTCTGTTGATTGAAGAAACAATCATACCCTAGATAAGTAGGGCTGGTTAAATAAAACAATTCTGATTCTCCGTCTGTTAAAATTTGAGCACTAGTTTTGAATAAGTCTATATCTAGTCCATCTGTGCCATCGAAATATACGGCACTACCGTTATTTGTGGTTTGCCACTGGACTACTATTCTGTTATTGCTTATATCAAAAGAAGCTACTGCTTCATCTACGAAGCTGGCATTATTGTTATCAGCTCCTGTATCGAAAAAATCAACTGCATCCTGATTATTCGCTAAACCTATATAGGCCGCTGCCTCTTGGGCGTATTCTTCTACTTCATCAAGAGAGTCGTTATACTCGTCAACAGTCTCTTGTTGTAAAGTTAGACTAGTTTCGTTTGCTTCTACAAACTCCGCTACTTCTTGAGCATCCTCTGCTGTGCCCGAGGACTGGGCTTCTTCTGCCATCTCAGCTACTTCAAGAATAGTAGCTATTTCTGTTGCAGCATCTACAAAATCACCAACGGCCAATTCCATCTGGTCTAAAGCGTCATCACCTTGTTCCTGTAAAAATTCTTGTGCTCCATAAAAAGAAGCTCCGGCTACTACACTAATTGCATTATTATACGCTTGTACCTGAGCCTGGGAAATATGAGCATTAGCTGCCATTCCAGTAGGAGAAACGTACCCATCTGCAGCATTGGCTCCTTGTCCTGCAACAGTTAGTATAGCTAAATTAAGCTGTCCAACAATATCGCCACTAGTAGTAACTAGGTCGTCAAGAGGATCAGCGTTTGCTGGTTCTGTACTTATCAGAAAGAGACCGGCTATCATCGCCGTTATTATCAGCTTCTTCACCTTCATTTTCTCCTAATCCTAGTATTTTATCGTACCAGTCTTTATTGTCCTTGTAATCAGGGATATGAACAGTGGGATTTAGCTTCAAGGCTAAATAAGCTCGCTTTCCTACAACTAACTTACCGCTTTGTAGAACTGGACAAGGGGTGCCGGAAATAAACATCGATCTCCAAACTTCAACCTCTTGACACATCCTAGCGACTGCTGCCACTTTCATTCCTAGATCACTAAGAACTTTTGCATCTCTTCGTCTATTACAGTTAGGATCTTCTTTATATGATCCTCTGCTTAGTCCTACAACACCACTTTGTAGTGCTTGACTTCCTCCTTGAAGACAGGTTTCAGGACCTGTACTCATGAAGGTTGGAGATATAGCTGAATATGGTGGCATACCAGAACTCCCAGCCCCATTATATGTTTTAGAATTAGTATTTGTTCTGTTATTACTATTTACAGTACTATTCTGGTTGTTGGTATTTAGACTACCCTCCTGATCTCCGCTTTGGTTATCTCCTGAATTATTATCTTCTTCTGAACTAATGTCCGGTATCTCAATATTATCAATATCCGGATACTCTGCAAGAGCAGAGGTCGGAAACAATAATAGAAGTAGAAGTAACCATCGTTTCATTTTAACTATTAAGAGCTAGGGTTACAACTAACCCAGCCAAAAATAATATTACACCACCTCCCATTTGAAGTTGGCGTTTAAACATCTCATCTAATTTTCCCTCAATATCGTCCAATCGATTAAAGGTAGTTTTCCATCTTTCTTCGCATTGGACCTCATGACGAGATAATTCGTTAGCAACATCATCAACACTTTTATTCGACATCCTTCATCAACTTTTCCATGAGCTTACCGTAGTTGCCCTGGCCGAAAGGTACACCTTCATTAATTTGTACATTAGTCTGACTTCTAATATTGGCTGTATGAGCTTTTTCGAGATCTGATTGTGCTTTAATCTCGTCCATTCTCATCTTATGAGCCATTTGTAATAAGTCTGCTAAATCTTTGTTAGAGTAAACTCCAGTTTCTTCTGCTTCTTCTAGTTTAGTTTGTATCATATTATCCAATACGGAAGCAATGTTATTCTTATTACGATAGCCCATATCCAAATAGACAGTATCAATGTATCTCTTGACCTCTCGTTTATTTAGGATTTCCACTACTGCATTTTCATTAACGCCAAGATGCTCGACAACTCCTCGAATATTTCCGAAAGTAAGGTACGAGTTTGCTATTTCCAGTCCTTCTGGAGAAATTGTAGTCACTTCTTTAGCCATGAGAGAAATTATACTTTAACAAGGGTGTAAAGTCAAGAACTATTTTTGGTGGGGTAAAGGTAAAAACGGGCCGAAGCCCGCTTTTATTTAGTGAAAGCAAATTTTAAAATGTATAAAAAATGCCTACAGAATAGCTTGATCCATAAATATCATACTGAGATATTTGACTTGGGTTTCCCCAGTAATAATACTCTTCGCGGTTATTTAAATTGACAGCTTCGGCTTTCACTGTGAGTTTGTCATTTACCTTATATTTCGCAGTTAAGTCAAGCTGCATATGAGGAGCTACAAATCTTGAGTTATTTTCAGAAACTGTATCTATATCGCCGTCTTCATCCGCTAACCAATCAAGATATTCAGAACGATAGTTTGCTGCTAAACGAACATCCCAAGGCCCTTTATCATACCCAATGGATGCATTTGCCGCTTTGTCTGCTAACTTACGAAACGAAGTTGTGAAAGTGTCATCATTATCAAAAGCAAAAGTACTTTCTCCATCTGTTAAAGTTCCGTTTAAAGCTACAAACAATCCATTTTCAAGTCCAAACTGTAAATTTATTTCTAAACCATTTATAGTGGAGGACTCAGCATTGATCCAAGTTTCTACACCGTCATTAAATGTTATATTATTGATGGTTGCAGTCTTTTGAATGGTGGGGTAAATTGCGTTGTCAATGTCTTTGCGAAACACGCCAACGGATGCGAACGTC